ACACTAACCTCAACACCTGTTGACTCGTCTTTTATAAGCATTGAGTCGTAGGACTTAGATTTAGCAATAAAACTAAATGTCTGAGGGTCTAGCGTACTTTGAAGTATTATCATATCTATATAACTTAGAAACCCTAGTTTTGTTCAATAAAAAAGGGAGACTCTCGCCTCCCTTCTCAAAAACCAAACACAAATGTTTTTACGGAACGATTACCGCATCGTCTCCACTTCCGTCTGCAACTGTATTGAATACAGTTTTTAATTCTGCTTCAGTTGAACACTGAATGAACGGAGAAGGAATAGTCTCACTAGATACGAAGTTCAAAGAATAACCATTAAAGTCTGTCATTTCTTGACCTGTAGAGATAGTACCGCTTTCTACGTCCGCTCCTTGCTCAAGACCCATCAAAAAGAATTGGTTTGTCATTGTTCTTACAACGATTCTAGGTCGACCGTAAGCCAATAATTTAATTGTCTTGTGCGTAGCAACGTCTTGTTTCTTTAACTGAATGTTTAACGCGCCATTAAAGACCGTAGTACCATTTTCGCGCGAACTTTCAATAGTTGTCTCAAACCCATTAGCACCCTTGAGTTCGTACTTGTACATGTTTAATTGTGTAGCGGGAGCCCACGTTTTAATCTCGTCGGTATTCGTTAGGTCAAATTCTACGTTTTCGTAGTCTAGGTCATCGTAATTGATGATGTAGATTGCTTTAAGTCCGCTTACAGAATCCTTACAAGAAAGACCTCTACCGACTGTTATATTACAACTCATTTTATATAATTTTTTTCTGTTTATAATAAAAAAGGGAAGGCATTTTACCTCCCCTTTCTCTAATCAATTAATCAACTCTTAGTTTGCAGAGTTAGAAATTCCGTAGGTTACGATTTCTTCTACGTTATAGTACTGAACCGCACCTGTCATGCGCATTACAATCCTCACGTTCTCACTCCCGTCGACATCAGCGAGGTCTAGAACCTTCACGATATTAGAATCATTTTGCAACCCGCAACCAAAGAAGATGTTATCAACTGTAGTACAGATAGCAGTGCTTCCTGTAAGACCGTTAGCAACAAATAATTTAATTCCGTCAAAGACCATATCTCCGTGGCTTTGGTTGTTGAACTTGTCAACATAACCTAGAGCGTTCATTGCACGAACGTACGCTTTATAGACCGCTTGAGAAACGTAGATATGAAGGTCATCTCTTCCGTAAAGTGCAGAAGGAATTGCGTCTACAATTTTAGAAAGCTCCGCAACAACATTGCTCGCATCTATGGTGGTACCTGCGATTTCGTTTGCAGTTGGAAGGTCAGCATCTTGTGCCAATAAAGTAGTCAAACCGTCAAACTCACCCGAGTTAGATTTATCTCCACTCCAAATATTTTGCTCCATTTTCAAAGCAACTTTTTCAGAAACGTGACCGATTAAGAAATCAGCGAAAGACTTTGGTAACTCATCAAATGCAGAGTATCCCATAGAAATTGCATCCCAGTCACTTCGGAATGAGTCCTTACACAATTGTAAATTTACTTGTAACGCCTTAGGTTCAATAGTTCTCTCAGTCAATGAGATAGTTGAAGTCGCAGTAAAGTCACAAGAACCGTCTGCAAGTACAGAACCTACGTCTAATCTTTTTACAGTTTCACGAAACTTAACGTTAGGCATTACTGTAATACCACCTTTTTCGATAGTATTTGCGCTCAAAAGAGCGACCGCTACGTATTTACCCGCGTTTTCACCCGCGTAAGTAGTAGTTATTGAAGTTGTTGTAGCCATTTTTTAATTTTTTTATGGTTATTTATTACTTATTTAATTTAGCAAAAATGCTATTCAATTTATTATTTTTTGCTTTAGAAGCATATTTGAACATCTCTTTTTTGTCAGATGCTTCGGGATTGTGAGTCAATGGCTCTGCACCCGCTTCTTCTGAAGATAATTCTACCGCTTCTTCTGCTTTTTCTTCTTCTTTAATCTCCTCTTTCGCTTCTTCTACCGCTTCTTCTTCTTCTTTTACTTCTTCGGTTCTAGATAGTTCTTCTAGTTGAGATTTTAATTCTTTGTTTTCGTTTACTAATGCTTCGATTTCAGAGAAGAAGGTTTCTTTAACAACTGACTCAACAGTTTTTTTAACAGGCTTTGCTTCCTCTGCAACAGTTTCTTCTGCTTCCGCTTCTACTTCTGCTTCTACTTCGGGTGCTTCTTCCTCTTCTTTCCCTTCTTCTTTTCCGTCTTTCATTTCGTAGATTACTCCTTCTTCTTCTACGCAAACGACTCTACCACTTTCTAGAGTGTATTCTCCTTTAGGTAGAGGTATTTTTTGTTCATCTTCAGTAATAATGAAAACGGACTCTCCCGCCTCAAATACTTCTGCTTCAATTGTTGTAACTCCGTCCTCTAATTTCATAGATTCAAGTTCAACCTCTAGTCCTAAAAGAACTCTAACTTTGTTTAAAACTTTTGTTTGATTCATTTTGATATTATTTTATAACTTAATAACTACACACTTTACAAAGTGTTTTATTTTTGAACTTAAAATAGGTTATCTGTTGAAATGTTTTGGTTAGTTCTAGCCGTTATAGTAGAAGATTCTACCTTGCTAGACTGATTCACTAAACTACCTACTCCCTGTTGCATATTCTTACCCTTACAGCATCGTGTAGAGTATTTACCATTTTTACAAAGACAACCTCTCTTACCTCCGATAGGAGAGGTCTTGTTATAACTTTCTTTTGCCATTACGTTAACCCGTTTATATTTACTGTTTGTATATCGTTTGATACCATGCTAATTAAGTTCAACTTAGTGTAGTTTTGGTCAAACTTGTAAACTTGGTTTCTAATCATGTTGGAATAAGAATCGTTAGAACCATCTCCCATTAACCATACTTGAGTAGCAAAAGCAGAATTAGACAGGTAATTAAATAGTCCAAAGGTTGCCTCTGCTTGACTAGATGCAACTCTATAAGTCTTACCATCCTTGTAGTCGTTTAGCCATTTAACAGGGTCTACAATCATTAACTCAAGTTCTGCTTCAGTAGGCATTGGCTGATTTACTCTTAGGGTTGTAGCGACAAAACTAGCCACTTTTCCGTGAAAACTTCTGTTAGAACCTCTACCGCCTATTGTAAAAGTACCGCCCATGTTTCTGTCCATCCTATTACCGCTAGAACCTTGTGTCCATGCATAAGAAGTAGATTTATTAGAACCTAATATAGTAAACTGATTAGCAGAGAATGAACTCATCAATCTTATATCAAAGCAATCTGCTAAGTTTGAGGTAGTAGCATTGTTACCGCTTAATCTAGTACCATTGTGCGCGATTACTACACCGTACCAATAAGAAGTGTTAAGGATGCCTAGATAACATTCATTCACTCCTTGACCATCTCTACCCCAACCAAAGTACAAGCCTTTAGAAGCAGAAACTCTTAAGTATATATTGTCGTCATTAGAGCCACCGCCTTGATTCCATATATGTTGGTTAGCATTGTGACCGTCAATCTTAAATACTACAGACGTAGCAAAGGGTCTAGAATATACATGGTTAGATGTGTAACCCGATGTGCTTGGTGCAGATGCAGTTGCAGAAATTCCATCCATACCTATGGGCATATAGTTTGTAGAACTAGAAACCTGTTGCGCCCTTTCAGAACTACCGCTAAAATCTAACGCCTTAGTCCATGGCGTGTCATTAGTCTGAGGCGGTGCTACGTCTGTAACAGTCAACTTAAAAGAACCCGTTGTAGAGCCGTATGAATTACCTCTAGTTACGGTAACTGTGTATTCAGTATCTGAAGAAACGTCTGATAGTGTACCTTGAAACATAGAGTTACCGTCAAATACTAAACCACTACCTGTAGGAGATATTGAAGCCGATGTAGACCAAGATGCACCCGCAGGAGTTACTTGCAAGTTTAAAACCGTACCTTCTTGGTAAGTTAAGTCCGCCTGTGTAAACAATGGCGGTGCAAGGTCTGCATTTGTTCTAGAACTAATCTCGGTGTAAGTAACCATATTACCATCAAAAGTCTCTAGACCGTTAGGCGCAGAACTATGTTGGTAAGTATTTGCATCGTGATTCGCTTCGGGCATGTACCAAGTTGTATTCGTAGGGTCATCTTCATAAGTATGCGTATGACTAGAACCACTTTCAACACCGTTAGTAATTTTGTCGTAATATTCCGCTTCTTCTGCAGTTGCAAATAAAGGATAGTTGAATACTCCATCGGGACTCTCTATGTATCTAAAGTACATTGTAGGTGCCTCTTCTTCTAACAGGTGAACTTTAGGAGTACTATATAGTCTAGCACTAGGATTAGAAAACTTAATTCCTAGTTTAAATTCTACACCTTCGGGAACTACATAAGAAGTTCTAGCGTGAGGCACGAATAAAGAAGTACTTGGGTCATAAGAATCAATAGAAATATATCCATTCTCATCTATACCCACTCTCATTTTTATAGGGTTACCATCTATCCAATTCTGTCTATTAGGAAAACTAGACCAACCGCTACGCATTGAGAAGGAAGTGTTAGCACCGTAGTTAGTCCAAGAGCCATTAGGCGTTGGATGAAAAAAGTGAGCAAACTGATAACCGTAGTGACTAGAGTTAACACCGTTGCAGAACGAATTAGGGTTTGCATAAGTTGCGTTACCCGAATAGTGACCGTTGTCAAAAGAGTCTTGAGTGTGCACTAAACCGAAACCGATTTGACCCTCGCCTCTAATGTCAAAAGTAAAGTATTCACCCGCTTGGTCTATTGTCTCAGAAGATAAATAACCCGCATTGTTGTTGTGTGTAGTTGTATTAGCACCTAAGTCATTCCCTGCGGGGTCAATTACCGCAGAACCAACCAAAGAACCCCCGTCTTGCAAACCGTCAATATCTGCGATTAATGTAGAGTAAGGGTCAGAAATAACTACAGATTCAAATGCGCCAACAGTAAACAACTCGTTCAAATAGTTTATAACGTCGTTTAAACCACCGCTAACGGCATTACCGTCTTGACCTGTAACCAATGTGTGGTCTAACTTCGTAAAGTGCGTTAGAGAACCTAATTCAGATACAATAGAAATAAGACCGTCTCCGTTGTCAATTGCTTTGATAGTGTTAGCACCGAACTCTAAACCATTACTTAGCATAATTGAAGTAGACGTAGCGTCTAACTTAAACCCCATAGATAGGCCCGTCAAGTCTGTACCGCTACCATCTCCACCACTTGTACCCGAAGATAAGTTTGCTTGTCCGTTGATATAGTCAATTACTTCTTGAGTAGTGTAGCCCAATGTACCCACTAGGTCTTGACCTTCTTTGTTCTGAATCCTGTTAGGGTTCATTCTCCTAAAGATGGTTCTGAATGTAACACCATCCGCTTCAAATCGGTCTGTACGTTTAACTACTATTCTGTCCTCGTCTGATTTTAAAGACGCTTCAATCGTACCCATAGGCTTAGGGTCAACTGTTGAATTGATGAAGAATATAGAACTACTTTCTATGTCTCCGTATATTTTAATCTGAGCCATTATTTTATTTGTTTATGTACCAAGTTAACGCTCTTAGTTTAAGCGTACCCGCTACGTTTGATTTTATTTGAAACCTACATTTACCCGCATCACCCGCTCTATTTGTATCAATTGTATCACCTACAAAGAAAGAAAGCATTGGTTCTGATAGATAGTCTTTATCTGCTCCGTTCTGCATTGATAGAGACACTTCTTCAATAGCAAAGTCGTTGCTAGGTGTAGTACCGCTATGACGATTGAATAATAATCTAGACTCTAGTTGACCTTCATCCTCGTCGGGTTCGAATGCCATAGATGCTCTAAAGTTAGCGAAAGAGTTCATATCTAAACCTTCTAGATAAAACACAATAGGATTACCGTTTGACCCGTCGCCCTCATGTCCTACAGACTGCGCCTCTTTCATTGCTAGAGGTCTGTTGTCAAATAGTCCATTTGCATCTGTTACTAACTCAACGTCTACCCATTGGTTAACGCTTGACAAGTCTATAACTGTCTCGGTTGCATCTCCGTCGAAATAAAATGAAGAAAGCATACCATAGTAACCTTGTGTGAGTAGTGTCGCTTGTGAAATAACTGAGTTTAAAGGAGTGTTAACAAATTCTCCTTGAGCGTTTGCCACCAAAACATCATTTTCGTTTGCAGTTGGTAAACTAGCACCTCTATCGCCTACACTATCTGATTCGCTTCTAGAGTCTTCGTTTCTAGTTACGCTTTTTGTACTCTCTAAGTCATCGAAAGGGTGTTGACTATCGTCAGTAACCTTTGAGACATTTCTAATAATCGGCATATCTTACTTTTTGTCTATTGATTCTAATTTCTTAATCGCCCAATTGACACCGCTAGAACCTCCCCAACCTAGCCATGCAACACGACCTTTGTCTTTCCATGGTGTAGACTTATTCTCTGCACTTACTTCGGCATTTTTTTCGTGACGTTTGAATGAAGCCATTCTAGCAATAGTTGAACGAGAAATATTTTCTCCTTTCGCTAGTTGATTCGCTCTAGTCCAACCTACCCTAGTCATTCCTTTAACCTCATCTCCGTACTTATCTCTCCACTCTAGAACCTTCTTGGCGTTGTTCTTTGCGCTTTCGGGGTAATCGTTGTAAGTCTTTAATTCGAGTAGTTGTTTAAGTTCTTCAATTATCGCTTGTCTTTCTTTTTCTTCTGACATTTTCGCCTCTAACTTGTCTGCGAACATGCCTTCGATTGAAAAACCTTTAATCTCTCCACTAACGGCTTTAGCATATATTTCGGGCGTGACCTTCATAGAAACCATCCAAGTACCTTGAGGTAAATCCATTCCTAAGTCTTTAGACTTATCGTTCTTACCTTCAACAATCCAAGACTCTACAACTGTCAAACCTGTTAGGTTATCCATATGCTCTAGTGTGGCCTCTGATTGATTACCTTTGATTAAAAAACCTTCACTTGCTTTACGCACAGTTTCAGCAGAAAAGAATATCTCATAGTCATTACCCTCTTTATCTCTACGCAATATTTTCTTGTTAGGGATTAGTGCGGGACCAACGAGAACACCTCTTTTCTTATCCACTCCCTTAAGCAACGTTTGTTGTTTACTGAGTGTTACAAAAGTATCAATTATGGCGGGAGATTCTACAACCGAAATCGCTTGTATTCCGCTCATCTCGTCTTTTTCGTCTATGATTAATTCTACAACCTTCATAAAATAATAACTTAAATAGGATTGATTTGTTTTGTTTGTAGGGAGTGTTTACACGACCGATAGTTTTTCTTTGATTATATAATAGGATATTACGAAGTAATATACTAGTATATAAGTTTCTTTATATAACTATATATATTTAGAGTGGTTAATCGGTTGGTTAATCGGTTGGTGGACAGTACGCTACTTTTCAATACTGCACTACGTTGTAGTTGGTCAATTGGTTGGTTAAAACGTTGGTGGATAAAAAGCGTTACGCCTAAGTGTAAATACTTAGATTTAAAATTAATTTAAAATTTTTTTAAAAAAAGTTTGGAGGTTTAGAAAATGTCCGTATATTTGTATCAACAAACAACGAAAAACAACACACAATGAATTACTTTTGGAATCACGAATATAGACACCTAATGAGAGACTTGAAGGACTCTGTAAAACAAGAAGTAAAAGAAACTTTTATAGAGTTTGACCTAGAACTAAGTGGAAAGTCTGACCTTCACTATCAATTAATATGTGAGGTGGTTGGAGACTACACTATACAAGGAGAACCTAGCAACGCTAGAGCATTAAGATTAAAAAAGTCATACCTTTAAAACCAATAAAATGAATAATAAAATAGAAGAACAAATACAAGGACTTATATTAGTAAATAACGCATTAAAAGATAAGAGAAAATTACTTAGGGCAGAGATTCTTAAGTTGAACGATGAGATAACCAAGAATAACGCAATGATAAATAGGCTAGATGTTGATTCTTTTATTATGCAAAGAGAAGAACGCGTTTAATTAAAGTAAGATTGAAATAAAACAAAAGGGGGCGAAAAATTCCACGCAGATTAAAATAAGGCGAAAAGTCGCAGATAGGGGAGGGTTAAACCTCCCCTTTTTATTTACAATGTTGCGTTCATTTCTCTATTCCTATCTAACGCTTGTTGGCTAGTGACTTCACTACTTACTACAAACGCTCTCATTGGCTCGTTCTGTAGTTGAGCGAGTTGATTTATTTCGCTATTACCCACTACATTAAAATTAGGTGCTTGAGAACCTCCACCGCTAGAAACTGTAGGCGCATCTGATGCACCGCCTTCGCCACCGTCAAACTTAGAACTAGCAATCTTTACAAGCGAAGACGCACCTGTTGTAGCAACTATACCCGCCTTAACAAAGTTCATACCTGTTAACGCATCTTGTGGCACTGCGAGTTGTTGCATAATACCCGAAGCGGTAGATGCTATAGTCTGTCCTATTTGCAACGCTTTGTTGACCTTAAATTGCCTCTTTGCACTTGCCTTATCTTTTGCTTCAAATGCAGAAACTAAGTCGGCTAATGCTCCGAAACCATCTGAAGCCATTGCTACTTTTTGTTGTTGTAACTTTTTAGCGTTATCTATCTCTTTCGCAGTCTTTTTGTCATCTATGGCTATAAGGTCTTTTGCGAGTTGGTCGGCTAATTGTTTTTCTAGTTCTGCGTTACCTTCCGCTATAGCAAACTTATCATTGTAAGATAAAATAAGTTCTTCCTTCTCTCTTTCTGCATTGTCTTTGATTAGAGATATTCTTAACTTGTTTTGTTCGTCTTCTTTTTGTATTCTTTTCTCGTTTAGTTTAACACCCTCATTGTAAGCAGTCTCTGCTTCTTTTATAAGTATTTTTAAACGCTTGTCAGAAGTTTCTTTTGTAAACTCAATACTAAACTCATTCGCTTTCTTTTCAAGTGCTAGACGTGCATCTATTTGGTCTTGAGTTAGTTTCTTTTCTTTACTCTTTTCTACTCCTAATTCTTGTAACGCTTTTAGTTCTGCTTGTAATGCTTTTAGGGTTTTATTTCTACTTGCTAACTCTCCTTTTGTACTTGCACTACTTACCGCTTCTTGCGCTAGTTTTACCTCTTCTTTCTTGAGTTCTATTAGACCTTTTAACTCTTTTGCCTCTTCAGACTGCAAGCCTGTAGACTCTTTAGTCTTTTTGTTGCTATTGTCAGTGTTTAGACCGAACTCCTCAAGTAGTCCGTTCTTTTGGTCTACTAGGTTATTGGTCTTGTCTAGTTCGCTCTTATATTCTGCTTCTGCACTTTGTAAGTCTTTTAACCTTCTAGTTAGTAGGTCTATACTGTTTCTTACGTCTTTCTGACTACTAAGAGTTTTCTTACCTTGTGCGAATCTCTCTGCGTTTATCTTTTGCTCTTTCTCTAACTCTCTTATAAGTTCTTGAGTTTGTTCTATTTGAGTACCGTTACTTTTTGCAAAAGTTCTGCCTTGCTTTATAAACTTCTCTCTAACGTCTAGTTGTGCTTGACTCGCTTCGTTAGTTTTCTCTAGAAGTTCTTTTCGCGCTTCTGCTGACTCCTCCGCTTGTTCTAATATTTCTTCTTCTTTTTCTTGAACTATTATTTTGTTGATTAAAGACTCGCTAACCTTATCAATGGCTTTTGACAGTTCTTCATTACTTGCAGTTTCTGCATCTATGTTACCAAGAAAGTCGGGGTACTTTTCCTGTAGGTCTGAAATAATTTCGTTTCTACGTTCTTGTGTAGTATTGGTATTCCTTAACTCAGATTCTAGTAAGAACAACTCGCTTCTCTCCTCTGCTAGAGACTCGCTTATTTTCTTTGTTGGCGTTAGGAAGTTTAATAGTGCAGTAGTCGCTTGAACTATACCTCTAAGCAATCCGTTAAACATACCTTCGCCGTCTTCAATAGATAGCAGGAATCCCTCCCATGCAGAACCTAACTTTGTAGTATCTCCCGCTAAGTTGTCTAGTCTTGTTTCTGCTAGTTTCTTAGCACTACCTTCTGCACCATTTAAGGACTTCGTTAACTCGTCTATTCTTGGTGTATTATTAGCAAGTGTAAGCAATGACTTTGCACCTACGACACCAACTAACTCAACCGCAGTATTAAGTTGATTAGAACTATTCTTAACCTTGTCTAACGCTTCGTTTAATGGTATACCCGCTTTAGTTAATTGTATAAACGACTTACTTAGACCTGTACCTGCAATAGAACCTTTCAGACCGTTGTCCGCTAATACACCTAACAATGCAGTAGTTTCTTCAACGCTAACACCTAACGCTCTAGCGGTCGGTGCGGCTAATTTTAAAGACTCCCTTAGACCTTCAAAGTCTAGCGCAGAAGTAGCCGAACTCTTAGCCATTACGTCAACAACTCTAGCGGTTTCTGAAGCATCTAGACCAAACGCTCTAAGTGTAGAACCCGCTAGCATTGCAGACTCTCCTAGACCTACGTCTAATGAACTTGCAAGGTTTAGAGTCGCCTCTGTAGACTTGGTTATCTCCTCTGTTGTAAAACCTAACTTCGCTAACTCGGTTTGTAGTTGCACAACTTCTTTTGCAGTAAACTGAGTAGATGCACCCAACGCTTTCGCTTGGTCTGACAGTTTACCCATGTCACTAGCAGATGCGCCAAGTATCGCCTGTAGTCCGCTTAACTCTTTACTAAATCCGCTAAATGTACTTACCAACGAAGTAAAAGCACCCGTAATAGCACTTATACCACCAACAACTGCACCAACCGCAAAACCTGTAATAACGTTCTGCATGTTAAACAATCCTTTGACTGCACCGCCGACCGAAGACGTTAGTCCTTGTGTCGCTTTAGAAGTCTCTTTTAACTTCTTATTCATTCCTTGTGCATCCTTTTCGGTCTGCTTGAAGTTATTGTCTACTTTTATCTTTATAGTCTTGTTGTCTGCCATTACTTATTTTTTAACTGTCTCTTTATTTGCTCTCTAACGCCTTTAAAGTTCTTCGGTAAGGTATTTATACCTTTTGCTATCTGAACTTCCTTAGAGGCGTTAAAAAAGGGGTCTATGCTCAATATTTCTATTATGTTCTTAATCATTGTTTAGGGTTGTTGCATTATTACTTGTTGGCTACTTGCTTGTGAGCCATCTGCAAACGTGTATGTTATTGTCAGTATATAAGGCACTATTGTACCGATTCCGTCTCCTTCTTCTTGTAGTACATCGTCACCACTTCCGTCTTCTAATGCTAAGTTAAATAATCCGTCTTCTGTAAGTATCAAACCTGTAGCCGTATCATTAGCGGGTATACAAACAGTTATTCTTTGTTCTTGTGTAATAGTTGACGGTGTAATGCTACTCACTCCGTTACCTGTAATAGTTGCACTAACTGCGTTTTTAGGGAATAGAACCCTAACGTCTATACATTGTGCGTTTAAATCGGGTAATAATGGCTCTAATGTACCACCGCCACCGCCTACATCTTCAGAAATAACCGCCCTAAAGTCGTGTAAAAGGTCTAGATTGACCTCTCCTGTAGTAATATTACTACTCATTGAGTTAATAATATAACGCTTATCTCGTATAATTAAGCGGTCATTTAACTCTAAATTGGTCAATATACTTACAGGTAAGACTGTTTTTACCTTAATATTACGGTTTTTTAGGTTGTATAGGTTGCTTAAGTATGGGAAATAGTAGTCACTAAATAGGTTACTCTGTGACGGCTCATCTAAAAGTGTACTATAATCTGCCGAAAAGTTAAGACTTCTAGCACTTCCGTTGTGCAAAACATCTTGACCAAAGGGAACATAGCTAGTTAACTCGTTTGTAGTCCCTAAATCACCGTCGTTTAACCTAAAATCTGCGTCTTGACTCTCGTACATATACAAGATAGTAGGCTCGGGTGTATATGGTGATAAATTTGAGTCAATATTAAACCCTACTTGTAGATTAGTGCCTGTGAACTTATTGTGCATTAAGTTCTCGAATGGTAAATGTATTTTATACTCTCCTCCGTCATATTCAAACCCACTTTTAGTACTTCCGTAAGACCTACCGAATAGCTTTGTAAATTGTTCATTAGTTACTGACTTGCTAGGCTTATAATCAAACGAAATGTTTTTGTATAAGGGAACTTTACTAACCTCAATGTCTTCAATATCAACGTGAGGCGTTATGTCTATAATCGCACCCTTTTGATACCAATCGTCTAGGGGTTCAACTTGGTATATATCTACATCGTTCTCCTTACCTAGTCCATAACAAGTGAGGTTAAACATATTTAAGATACCTTTAAAGAAATCGGTAACTTTCATTTTAGGAACGTACTGAGTAACGTCTAACTCCTCTACAAATGTCATTGATTGAGTGGCTAAAAATTGATTGAAATACTGTTGATAACCTGTAGGACTATATACAACTTCTAGCACTTGACTATATATCACATCCATGTCAAAGGTTAAACTTGCATCTGTTGACCTTGCTCTAAATGTAAATGTAGTACTTAAGGACTGATTATTAAAATTATAAGCGGTATTCGCAAGTGTTGTTATCTCATTAAGAGTATTGCCTATCCCCTCAATGGTTCTAACGACTATACCGTTTTCTATTACATCTACATAATATTTAGTATTTGAGTCTGAAAGATTAGACACTTCAACCGCTACTCTATGGTATCCCGTTGTAAACGCTATAGGGTTTCCACTACTACTATTAGGTAGATTAGGAAACATATCCTCTAAAGGTTGATAGAAAACTTTTACTTTGTTGGGTAGTTCTAGGTATGTCCCTACTTGCAGGTTGCTATTGTAGTTAGTACCTAACGCTACTCTATTACCAACGTTGAAGCTAGTGTTCTTTGTAATGAATTCAAACTCCTTAGCGTTCTTACAATATAGATACGCCTTCTTAAACCTATCATCGTCTAAAAACGTTCCGTTAAACTGTAAGTCGTACCTAGTCTCTATAGCGTCAAATATTGTCTTTATACTAACCGCAGGAAACAACTCATCCGTGACTATTGCATTAGTTCCTGTGTGTGATATGTCGGTACTCTCTCCATCACCATAGGATAGAATCCTATTGGTTATCAATGGGAATTTAACTGCACCAAAGGTATCGTCTTGAACTTCTGCTAGAACATTGTTAGGTGTGTAAGAAAAAGAACTACTAGACAACTCCTCTAGGTCTTTTAGCAACTCCTCGCCCATCTTATCCTTTAACGCTAATGTCTCGCCGTAGAATGTAACCGCATAGCTATCTGCTTGTCCGTTCTTTAAACTCGCCTTCTCTATGCCTATCTTACCTTTTCTAAATGTTGCTAAGTCGATTTCTATAGTTGCGTCTCTTCTGAGATTATGGTCTAGTGAACCGTCTATAGCAGACTCATAGAAATGCTCAAAGATTCTATTATTATTGTTAGATGCGGGAATGTTAAAGGTCTGACTATAGTCGGTCATTACCGAAGCTATATCATTGATATTTTGTTGACTAGAGTTTACTGTTATATTCTCATCTTGGAATAACTCTAATCGCATTCCCTCTACATATACTTGAACGCTTCTCATTAGATAACCGAGTTAATAAAGTCATTGTTAAAATCAAAGTCTAAGCTATATGAAATAGTCTTATCGTCTAGTCCTGTCTGAATATCTAGAGAAGTAGTCTTACACTTAGCAGGTCTATTGTTGACTAGGATTCTCTCAGACATTATTAACTCTTGTAGGTGTGAGCCAAAGTCTTCGTGTACCCATCCCGAATTAACCTTAATTGATTCTTGACCACTAATATTGAACTGTTGCTTCTGACCTTCTTTAACATCGTAATTAACTAGGTTAGACTGCATAAGGTTGTAGTCGTTAGATGTAACGCTTAAAGACTTCTTAGAGGTCTTATACATAAACATCCTAGACCAAGCACCGTAACGATTAATGAAGTCAATATATGTAGGCGTGTACTTACACTCTTCTACAGGTTTAAACGTTGCAGTCCAAACGACTGAACTTCCGCCACTTAGCAACTCAACCTTGTTACCACTCTGTCTATATTGACTGTATAATCTGTCAAAGTTTTTAACACCCGCTACAGATACTGTAGGCGAGAATGTAGCACCCGAATCTAGATTAGTATACCTAACAACGTCTCCGACCTCTGCATCTATAGTTATAGAACCCGCTAGTTTTGATTGTTGAGTATGCTCTAAAGATGGTACTTTGAAATAAGTATAAACACCCTCTGAAAGTAGTACTTGACCTAAGTCGGGGTTAGTACCTTCTTCGTACGTTCCGAATCCGTCAAATGCAGTATATACAGTAGAGTCTAGTTCTGACTCACCACTAGATGTTGTTGCGAATCTCTTAATACGTACATTTGCGTAGAAGTTTGTAGATGTTGGTGTGTCGTATGAACCCACGTTACCACTGAACTGATTAAAGTTAAAATACTCACGAATGTAAGGGGAAACATTGTATATGTTCTGAGTGATATTACTTGCGGGTACATTCTTAGAAAGTATATACTGTGGCTCAGAAGGTTCTGTACTTCCGTTCCATATTGTTAGTTCTATTCTGCTAGATGTTTGTCCCGTCTCGTCTATCTCAACAATGTAAGGCGACCTACTAAATATTCTACTCATTTCTTATCTAAATTTGAATCCTCTATCTGACTAAATAACTTATCTAAGTCTAATTTGTACCTCTCGATTAATTCGGTAGGTAAGTTCTTATAATGCTTCTCAAATGGCTTTGTAAAAAATAGCGTTGCTTTAATACCATGATTGTAGATATGCCTTGCTAGAGCGAACTGAAGACTCTTTCTAGAGACAAACCTTCCCCTGCTATCCCTAGTTTGTTTAGGTAGTTTCTTTATTGCCCATTGGCTAAATGCAGAAGCGGGAGGTACTTTATCTCTATACTTGTAAGGACTATTCTTGTTAACTATATAACTAGACTTCTTACCATGAACCCCTCTATCTTGAAAGAATCCATATGCCTTCATTCCAAAGGTAATCTCTATACTATTTGGCGACTCCTTTACACGCGATTTAAGAGACTTAGATAGACCTCCGCTAGACTTCTGTTTACGCAGATTTCTTTTCGCCTCAGAGATAACGTTCTTCTTGAACTCGTCTAGATATTTTTGTACTTCAGTCATTAGCAAATAGACATACCGTTAGGTATATTGATTGTAAGATTCATAGTCCATCCCGCCACAACATTCTCGAATCTATCTGTAAAAGGTTCACAGGTAGGAGTGCCGTCTACTTGGAATAGGTCTGTGTGTAAGTCTCCACGCCTTAGCATCTCATACGCTCTAGTTAATACTTGTAGCATTGTATTAAGAACATAGTCCTCATTATTGTTACCGTTAAACGCATCTCCTTCTTCTTTAGAGAAGTCTACTATATCCATTGCTATGATGCTGATAGAATAAGAAATAACATTCTCGTTTAATGTAGCATCGTTAACTATGATGTGACATAGGGGAAATATAGATTGCTTTGACAAGTCAACCTTAAATATATCGCCTTTAGTCGTGGTGTTGATAATTGGGTCAGTATCCATGTGACCTTTTAACTTATCTATTAAATCGAAGTACATCATTTTCTAATCTTTTTTAATTCTTGTTGTTCTATTTCGTTCTTTTGCTTTTCAAATGTGAGATAGGTAAGACATTGAAGAACGTTAAGTCTCGTGACTGTATCGAACTTTGTAAGGTCTCCATTTGCGATTGCATATATGCTAGTGTACCATCCCCAAGTGCGGGAGAATTGTCCTCTGCTTGAGAAGTCTTTACTTTCATTTTCTTCATCTGTTGTCTTGAATAACTGAGGATACATTTTAGTAACTCGCTCTCTAAATTGTAAAAAAAAACCGTCGCACCTAGCGCAACATTGAGAGGCATATCTAACATCGCCCTCTGCTTTTCTTCTGAGGGTTTGTACTCCTCTATATCGTGCATGTTTCTAACCTTATTTGTAATGGGTCTATAGAATGCACTCATTGCTATGTGGTAAGTGTCAAAGTTCTGTATATTGGTTTCTAGGTCTATATACTCCCCGAAACTCATTTCTTCTAGTTTAGGAATGTGACCGTACTCTACACCGTTTAGGGTAAACCTTTCTACTAACTCAGTCTTGTTAGAGAAGATAGTAGTAAAATGCTCTATAAGGTCATTTAAGGACGTTAGACGAATCTTTAGAACCTCTAGCATGGATATACCACAAAAGATGCTAATCATCTTCTGAGCGATAAATTCCTCATCGTCATTCTTAGACTGTATATTTAAGAATTCTTGGTATTGACCTAGCGTTATTTCGCTTAAGTCTTTAGGTACTGTTAAATTGATTTCCATATATATAAAACTAGTATCTATAGAATCTGTTATAGTAACGAGCCATACTATATGCTTCGCTTAACATTTTGAAGGATTGTCTAGGACTTCTAGGGTTCATTATTAACTTAACACGAACTCCTTTTGCTTCGTAGATATATTGCTCTACATATTGCGCCATCTCCTCTATTGTTATCTCCTCTATCATAGTATAGAATACTTACCTCTATTAGGATTGCTTAACTGATAACTTACTGCATATCTAACCGCATCTATTAAGTGGTTAAACTTATCGCATGGAGTCTGTGACTTCTTCTCTAGCCAACTGTAGTTATTCAACTCCTTAACTAGGTCTACGCTATCCTCGTCAATCACTAAGTCATAGTCTTGAAGTAATGAGATACCATACACAATACTATCCGCTCCTTTGATTGCTGGAACTACATTATTGCCTAGAGCGTTTAACTCTGCTATAAGTCTAGGTTCTGCACCATCTCCTACGATTAGACTATCTTTAGCAAAGCGTCTATTCATATCTGCTATATGAGAAGTTGTTAACCCTTGCTTGTGAATATGTTGCTTAAGGTATATAGTCTTAGTGTCTCTATCTATAGATGTCTGCACCAAAGTTGTGGGGTCATTCGAGAACCCATAATCTTGTCCGAATACTGAAGGTGTAACCTCTCTGAACTTACCTAGTTTCCAATTGGTGAATATAACACCCTCTGCCTTCTCTAACCATCCTCCTAGTATCTGATGCTTATAACGTTCGGGTCTACGCTCTCTAGTGGTCTCTATTTGCTTTAGAAAACTATCTGAAAGGTTCTCTATGTTGTCCTTATAGGTTGTGTGTATGTATGTAACATCGTCCTTAACTGTATTGCTACCACCTTCTACACCCCTACCTTCAAAGAACCTTTGGTATATAAAATGCTCTTTAGTCGTAGGGTTTAGTATTAGAATGACCCTATTGTCTTTATGCTTTGCCCTAATGGATAGGTCTATCTTATCGAAGATGTCTTCGTGTACTAATTCTTCTGCCTCATCTAGAACCCAAGTAGTAACACCTTGTAAACTCTTTAGGTTTGCAGTTTGGTCTCCCGATGAGGTCTTAATACCCTTGAATATAATCTTACTACCTGTGTGTAGGTTTGTAATCTCATCCTTAGTGATATGAAAGTCCTCTACTCTATCTAACTCCTCTAGCTTCTCTATGAACTCGGGAATAATAGATATGTGTGCAGAGGCCATTGTATAACGTGTGAACAATATAACGTGACCACGCTCATAAGTCAACGCTACTAGCAATGAGTTAACTGAATAAGATTTACCACTACCACGACCACCTGTCACAACAAAGTAACGAGTATCGCCTCCTAGTAGTTCATACTTCTTATTGAGTTCTATCACTACTTAAACTTAAACAGTTCTTTGAAGTCTATGTTGACACCTTCAGTAGATTTGATATCTATCTGAGTTTCGGGTTTACCTAGATAATACTCTAAGAATAATTTGCCCGCTTGAATGTCTTGTTTCTCGACCGCTTTAGTCTTAACCATTTTAAGGACTTCTACGACGTCTTCTACAGAGTTCGCTTGTTCTAGTGCATCTCTGTACTTATTCTTTCTCTTATCGCTTCCTTTTGCCTTTGTAGAGTGTCCTCCGTTATTCTTGCGCTTATCCATTTAAAAGAAATTAACTATTAATTATTTATATAACTTAAAACCCTTGAAAATGTTATGCATAAAAAAAGGGAGCTATTAACTCCCTCTTGACCCTTTGTGATACCTTTGCTCTCTAGATGGGTCTACCTACCTATTACTTACTATCTGATTGTTCTGTAGCTTCTTACTCTTACCCATCTTTTTAAAGGGTTTCCTGTTTTGCCTAAAGGCAGTGTTACTTGGTATTTTTCAGTAGACCATTCGGCGGTAACTTCTACATAAGTACACCCATACTTATCCACTGTTACATTTTCAATCTCTACGTTTGAAAGCACCTCGTTAGCGTCCGTAGATGCATAATCAAAATGGAATCTATTGTTTGCGAATTGGTCTTTTGTGAACTTTATTAATTTATTTTCTTGTGCAGTTGTCATTTTATTTTGTTTTTGTTTTTGTTTTTACTGATGTAAAGATACGGACTTTTTACATATCTCCAAACTTTTTGCAAACTTTTTTTAAAATAAGTTTAAAAATACGTATTACTACGTAGAAAAAAAGGGACTCTTTCGAATCCCCTTATCTTAATCTTCGTACTCTTTGTACAACCTCTTAAGGTTTCCAACCATCTCCCTCACACAACTAGAACAATCTGTTGTAGTCCTAGGCACTTTCAATCTAAAGACTCTGTTGTAAATCTTTAACATGTCTCTTTGGTCTTGTATCTTAACTTGCTTGGTTCCCTTTGCAAAGAACTCGGTTAGGAAGTTATACTCATCTTCTTCTAAGCACAACGGCTTGTAGTATGGAAAAATCTTGTTCAATTTGGCTTTTCTCTCTTCACATCCGCAATCTTCTCCTAGAATAAACTTTGCTACCTTTGCTACACCTGTCGCCTCTAGAACTTTTTCAACTGTATCTCCTAGTCCTTCAGACTCTTTTGCCTTTATCATTTCTTTGTACTCTTTGGTACGCTTGTCTATTTTCTTACTCATATCTTTTATTTTATCCTTGCCCCCTACTTGGTTTCTTGTAGGCGTTTTGATTCTTACTTGCGTTCTTACTATGAACACCCTTTCTTTTCTTCTTTACAGTTTCTAGTTTACTGCTTACTATTTTTTGTTTTGCCATTATAAATATCTTTTTCTTTTTGACTTAATGTGTGATAAGCATAAAGCGGACAAGATAAATCTTCGACCTCTGTTCTGTATGCCTCGGTTTTATTTCCGAGTTTTCTTATGTTCGTTAGGTACTCATAAGACACGTTCTCATCCGCTTCTACTATCATATTAATTCGTATTCTTCGTTTAGGTAGTCTTGGTAGTCTTCAGATACTTCTTCTCTTATTGCATCCTTACACTTCTTTAACGTTGTAAATATGCTAGAGGTTGATATGCCTGTCTCTTTACTTAATGTTCTCATAGACTTACCTGTATCTCTGTAGAGTTTATATAACAACTCGTCGTACCAATGTAAATCTTTAACAACTGTATCTACCTTATCGAAGATTTTGTTTAGTGCATCTGCCCTCTGTATCTCCTCAAGGTCGTTACTTATTCCCTCGCCTAGATAGTTAAGAACTTCTGTACTTACCTTGTTCTTGTTGTTCTTTTGTTTCTTGAAGTCTAGAAACATATTTCTTAACACGAAATACATATACGCTTTTCTGACTTCGCCATCTTTAACCAATTGGTCTTCTCGACAGTATTTGATTATTTTGATGTATGATTCTTGTACTATGTCTTCTGCGAAGAAGTCCTCGCCAAACCCCTTCACAGTTGACACATACTCGTCGTGGTGTTGTGCTACTTTAGCAATCCAACTCATTGACGTAGATTAAAAAGGTAAACCATTAGACTCGACCTCGTTACTTGGTAGGTCTTGTAACCCTTGCTTTGGTTGTTCAACCTCTGCGTTAGGGTTTACCCATGGCTCTGAGAAAGATAGGCTCATGTACTCAGTACCTTTAGCAGATATCTTTTTCCATACTGCAATCTCCATGTCTACACCGTTCACTCTACACTTACCCTTAAAATCGGGGTGATTCTCTGCCTTTTTGTTGTTCATGAATAGCGCACCGCTATTGTCTTTTGTTTCGAATTGACTCATTCTGTTTGATTTATTTGTTATTAATTGATTACTTATTTAAAAGAAGTTTAACCTCTCTACCCAAATCTGCATCGTTAGGGTTTTCTGTTTGTGCCTTTCTAATCTCTCTGAGAGTATCTAGGTCTTTCATTATGTCTAAGAGTATCGCACCCGCTTTGTGAACATCTCCTTTAGTGTTCTCTGCTAATCCTAGTGTCTGTGCTATTCTTTGACAATGCTTTAAAATTCTATTTTGTTGTGACATTTGTTAATTGTTTTTGTTCGTTTGCTATTCGTTCTTGTTTCTGCTTTACCGCTATTACTAACTTCTTAAATTCGTTACGCTTATTGTAATAGTCTTTGGTTCTTGTTTGTAATTTGTTGTTGAACATTAGTATATTGTTTTAGTAGTTCCGTCTGTATATCTGACAATCTTTAAACCTTTAGTGTAGGGCGTTATCTTCTGTCCCATTGTGTTATAGTAACCCTCTATTGTTTTGCTATTGTGCAAGGGGTCTAGTGATAAGTTACAGTTTATTTCGTAGGGTCCAAACACTTCGCTTTG